CTCCTCTCTTTTCAAAGTTGGGTGCGGCCGCAGACACGGTGTTCCATGCCCCGGCCGCCCGGACTGCGGGGCGGGCAGAAGCACTCTGGCCCCACAATCAAATACGATGCCCTCTTTATGATAAGACCGAGCATCGTATGCAATTTGGACTCCGCTGCGGAAGGTGTCATTTCCCTCCCGGCCCGAGCCGCATCTGCCCGCGCCGCACCATGTGTGAGATGGTTTTCACTTCATCCAGATAAATTTTAGACGCTGCAACGTTTGTTGGCTCCGTTGAGCGGGTCTTATTTTACCAGTCCAAAGGCCGTTTGTCAAATCAGGAGTCTGCTTCTTGTTAGTTTTTTGACGATATTTTTTGTGCAATTTATACATTGTTTTCTCCAAATTACTGTTATTTCGGTTATTTCCTTCCGATTTTCCTTTTGTTTTGTGGGATGTTTTGTTCATGAATTTTTAACATTTATTTTGGATTTTTCGCACCGGAAACTGCACTTTTGGGCCGTTCCGGCAGCACGGCAAGCGGCCCTGAATCGCTGGTTTTGCACAGCGGCATTTCCTTCCGCTGCCCCGCCTTTGCCCCACCGGGATCTGTGCGAATTTCCCCCGAAAAACACCTTCCGGCAAAATGCCGAAGCACAGAAACTTGTGGAAATAAAGTACACTCTCGCCGCCGCTGTCCGGCCGCGATACAATCAAACAAAAAACAGAAAGGAAGGTTTTCAAGTGAAGATCCAGATCATTCAAAAGCAGTGCGGCGGCACCGAGTTCCTTGCCCAGCCGCACCGGCTGCATCTCGGTGCGCAGAACGCTGCCGGGGTGGACGAGCTGCTGTTCCAGCTGCCGGACGCATGGGCCGGGTGCTCCCTTGCGCTGTATCTGCGTCGCAGCGACGGCACCCTGCTGGCGCCGGTGGCGCTGGACACCCAGCACCGCGTCACGGTGGACCGCCGCCTGACCGGCAGCACCGGCGGGCAGTGGATGCTGGCCGCCATGGGTGAAAACGGCTACACCGCCTACACCCGGCCCGGCAGCTATGACTGCTACGCCATTCTGCCCATCGATGATGACGCAGAGGAGCTGCCGCCCTCGCTGTACGAGCAGTTCGTGGCCCGCGTGCTGGAAAGCTCCAGCAGCGCCTCCACAGCGGCACAGCGTGCCGCAGCCAGTGCAGCTTCCACCGCGGCCAACGCAGCGCAGGCCCAGACCGCCGCACAGCGCACCAGCACCGACAGCGCCAACGCATCCCAGTGCGCTGCCCGTGCAGAGGCCGCTGCCGCCCGTGCCGAAGAGCTTGTGCCCACGGACGGGCAGGTGGTCAGCGTCAACGGTAAAAGCGGCATCGTAAAGCTCACCGCGCAGGAGGTGGGCGCGCTACCCTGCCCTGCGCAGCCGGTGTCCGGCCAGCTGCTGCGGGTGCTGAGCGTAGACCCCAACACCGGAGCGGTGCTCACCGACACCGCCGCCATGCCAGACCTGTCCCCCTATCTGCGCAGCAGCACCGTACCCACCGCATCGGTCCCCGGAGCGGTGCGGGTGGACCCGGCCTGCGGCATCAACGTGCGCAGTGACGGCACCCTGACCACGGCCCCCGCTGACCGCAGCCAGCTGGACAGCATGGACAGCACCGTTCTGCCGCTGACCCCCGCCCTGCTGCCCTACGGCGTGAAAAAGGCCCTGACCGCTGCCGCCTCCGCCGGGGAATGGACGACGGACGAGAAGTCCGCTGCCCTGCGCACCCTCGGTGCCGATCTATCTTCCTATTATACAAAGGAAGATATCGACACGCTGCTCTCGGCCCCCAGCTCCGGCGCGTATCCCGTGGGCAGCATCTACCAGAGCACCGACCCCACCAGCCCCGCCGCACTGTTCGGTGGCAGCTGGGAAGAGATCGCGTCCGAGCGGGTGCTGATGGGTGCATCCAGCACCCACGCGGCCGGCACCACAGTGAAAGCCGGTCTGCCCAACATCACGGGCACGTTATCTGATGTAATGGGCAGCTTTTATGCTTATCCATCTGGCAGCGGTGCGTTTTCTGTCAAAGGCATAGGCAGGTCACTCGAGAACGGGTCTAGCGGAAATTATGGCAATATATCTTTTGACGCGTCCAAGTCCAACGCCATTTATGGCCGCAGCAGCACCGTGCAGCCCGCCGCCTACTATGTGCACATCTGGCACCGCGTGGCCTGAGAAAGGAGGTTTTGAACCATGAAGATCATTGACGAGACCGGCGCGGTCGTGGAAAACCCGGACCTGATGCTGGGTTATCTGACCGACGACACCCAGCCGCTGGAGCACCCGGCGCAGGAGGCTGTGGCCGAGGTGGCCCACTACGAGACAGTGGCCGAATACCCCAGCGGCGGCAGGGACGTGCAGCGGGTGGTGGATGTGCCGGGCGTACCGGCAAAGCCCGCGTGGACCGAGCAGCTGCCCATTAAAAGGTATATCCGTTACACCGCCGAAGAGCTGGCCGCGCAGGAAGAAGCGCGCAAGAAGCAGGAAGCAAAGGACAAGCTGCCGGAGACGGTGGCGGCACTGCAAAAAGAAAACGAAATGCTCAAGCAATGCTTGCTTGAAATGAGCGAGATTGTTTATGCATAAAATCACACAAAAAATCGAAAGGATGTTACGTATGATGGCTATGTTGTGGGCACAGGAAATTATGTCTGCTGAGACTATGGAGGAGGCAAAGGCCCTGTATGAGCGCTGCCCCCGCCTGCTGAAGGAGAAGGTTAAGGCGATTCTTATCAAGAGCGACTTTGAGGAAATCACGCAGTAAGGAGGACGCTATGGCTGAAATCATGGATGTGTCCCGGCATCAGGGCACGATCAACTGGGACAAGGTAAAGGCGAGCGGCAAGGTAGACGGCGTAATGATTCGCGCCATGGGCAACAGCGCAGCGGGCAGGCCCAGTGCGCCCTACACTGACCCGCAGTTTGCCCGCAATTACAGCGAGTGCAAGCGGCTGGGCATTCCCTGCGGCGTGTATGGCTATTTCAAGGCGGTCAACCGGGAGCAGGCCGACAAGGAGCTGGCCTACTTTAAGAAGCTGCTCATCGGCCGGAGCTTTGAGTTGCCTGTGGCCGTGGACATCGAGGACGAGGTGCAGAAGCCGCTGGGCAAGGCCGCGCTGACCGACCTGACGGCTCACATGCTGAGCACGGTGGAAAGCTGGGGCGTGTACGCTCTGCTCTACACCGGCCTGTGGTTCGGCAGAACCTTCCTGTACATGGGCGGCGCAGCCCTGAAGCCCTTCGACGTGTGGCTGGCTGCCTACCGCACGAAGAAGCCCGCCCCCGGCTGGCCCTTTGGCATGTGGCAGTACACCAGCAAGGCGCATATCCCGGGCGTTGTGGATGCTACCCCGGGTAAGACCACCAACGTGGACATGTCCCACGCATACAAGGACTATGCGGGCATCATCAGCAAGAAGGGGCTGACCCGTCTCCGGGAGGGTAAATGACCGAAAAAGAAGCTTTACTGTGGGTGCTGGGCATCTTGGGCAGCCTGTGCGCTGCGGTCATCACCATCGACAAGGTGCTGGACATCATCCACAAGTACGTCAAAAATGCACAGGCCCCCGACGATGCGCAGAACAAGCGGCTTGACGAGATGGACAAGCGCTTGCAAACGCTAGAAACGGGCTATGCGCAACATTCTTTGGCGCTTGGGCGCGATTTGTCCCGCTTCGGGGAAATCGACGAAGTAAACCGCCTGACGCTTGAAGCCGTTCGTGCCCTGCTGGAAGCACAGCTGACCGGAAACAACGTGCCCGCTATGCAAGCCAGCAAGGAAAAAATTGATAATTACCTCATGGAAGGAGTAACGAAACATGGAAGCAATGCTTAACTTTATCCCCACCCCCGTCGCCCTGGTTCTGATGGTCCTGGGCTTTATCTCCCTGGCAGTTGGTGCAATTCGCCTGGGCTATAAGCAGTATGTCAAGCAGTGGGCCCTGGAACTGGTGACCCTGGCAGAAAACAGCATCATGGGCAGCGGCCAGGGAGCCAAGAAAAAGGCACAGGTCTTTGCCGCACTGCGCGGCGCACTGCCGGACTGGCTGAAGCCTTTCATCACCGATGAAGTGCTGGACAGTGTGATCGAAAAGGCCGTCAGCATGATGAAGAAGGCACTGGCAGAAAAGAAGCCTACTATCAACAAGGAGTAAAGCATGATCGAGCAAAGCGTATATGCCCAGTGAAAACATGTGCCTGACATGGAACGCATCATCCCCCGATTATGAACCCTACCGTGAACAGCTCCTCACGCTTCCCACACCCAACGGATTACCCGGCATCCCTGTCACCTCTGGCGGCAACTACGCTGACTCGCAGGGACAGCAGTGGATTTGCGACGAGGTGAACTTGGAGAGGGGGGTGAAAGTACAAAGGGTTTACAAGGTCGATGTTGATGGTGAAAACACTAAGTTTGTTCAAGCTGGCGACTACGCCAATCTTGTACCAAGAGGAATTCCAATCGCCTTGTATAACCAGGGCCAAAAAATATACGCAACCAGTACGTTTACTAATTTATCGTGGTTTTACAATACGGTAAATGGACAGTTCTTATATCTGATAGCGGCTAACCTTGCCGACCAGCTCAACGCGTCTTGCAAAAAGCAGCTGGGCAAAGTCTATTACGCTCTCGCTACCCCCATCGAAACCCCGCTCACCTCTGACGAACTCGACGCCTACAAAGCCATCGTTGCTTACGGCCCTGACACGGTGGTGCAGGCTGGTGACGGTGCAGGGGTCAAGTTGGACTACCAGCGGGATGTAAATCTCGTCGTCAAAAATCTTGAGGACGCTATTGCGTCCATGACCTAAGGAGGTACACATGGCACTCAAAAGTAAAGCCCGGCATGACCTGACCTTGCGCTCCATCAAAAGGGAGATTTCTGCAAGACGCGACGTGGCATACTGGCTGGACAGAGCGTACACCCATCTGGACAGCGGCCTGCTGACGGAGGACGACATCGCAGAGGTGGAAGCCCTTGCACAGGCGTACTACGACGCTCTGGATGCGAAAGACAAGGCGAACGCTGAGGAAATCACGCAGTAAGGAGGAATAACACATGAACGCAGTAAATGTCGAAGATTTGCTCGATTTGATCGAATCCATGAAACGCGTATCTGCGGATGAAATTATTGCTGCATCAAAAGAGAACAACGAGCTGGAGCGCATCGCGCACATCGCAACGGAAGCAACTTATAGTGCCGTTATCGAAAAGCTGGAAAGCCTCCGCGTGTACGCAGTAACCGTTTTGGATAGCAAGGAGTAAGGAAACAAAAAATGTTTTACTATCACTACATCAAAGTCATTGCTGATTCTGAAAACATGGGTTTGGAAGAAATTGTTTCTGTTCTGCAAAAATACTTTGCAAAACAGAACGATGGTTTTTACCTCGAAATCGACTTGGATGACCATGCCGCTGATTTCGATGGTAGCGGAAAATGGCTCAAGCGGTTGGAAGGAAATATTTTGTGGCTAAACGGCGAATACGTTGCGTTCAGCGGTGTGCAACAAAACAACCCGGACGATAGCTTTATCGTCAAAATTTCCGCAATTCGTTATCTCATTGTTCACAATAAGGAGTGATATCATGGCAAGCACTACATACGAGCATTTTGTTGACGTCAACAAAATGTGCGCCGCACAAGAGCAATTTCGGCACATCACGAAAATGGTCTGCGATTTTGTTAAAGCCAACAAAATGGTGACGTTTTGTCACCGGTTTGCCGTCATTGGCAATATGGTGCGCAACGCTGGACAGCTGCCGCAACCCTTCTGGCTCGGTGCTGCCTGTGGCGGCGGCTCGTGTAGTGCTGCCCGCTGCGCTGCGAGGACTTGACAGACAGAGGATGACCGCAGCCATCAAAAGCGCACCGCTTGGGAGGGTAGACCGTAAGATAGCCTTACTGCGGTACGTTGAGCGGCTTCCGCTGCCAGACATTGCAGCACAGACACATTACAGTCGGACGGCGATAGGCTACCGGCTGAAAGGCATTGAAAAAATGCTGGATATGTGATATACTAATTATGGTTATAGGATTAGCTTTGAGCTCCTGCTCAGGCAATTCAAAAGCGGCAGGCTTTCGGGTCTGCCGCTTTTCTTTTTGCACGGATTGTGGTATAATAATCTCAACAAATCCACCCGGCCTCTCGAAGAAGCGCATTAGGGTGGATATTTGCCAGCTAGCCCAGTGCTTTATCTGGGAATGAAAAAAGCGGTTGCCAGATAGGCACCGACCAGTCTCCTGCCCGCCTACTTACAGTGCGTACCATGCGGGAGACGCCTTTAGACTTGAAAGGCTGCGGCCTTTGTAGAGAGCGGCATTGCCTGTGGGCGGTTCCACTCTTGATTTTTGTTTTATTCACACTGGTTTTGTCGAAACTCTTGTCTTGCAAGTCAAAACGTGATATTTTATTCTTGCTTCCAATGTGAAGCCCTTAACAGTTAAGCGTTCATGCGGATTTTTCCGTGTGGGCGCTTTTCTTTTTTGTCCTTCGTTGTACCTTCGTTGTCCTTCGATTTTTTCTGATGCGGTACACTGGATGCACAAGGAGGGATGTATTATGAGCTATTATCCTACACCCGGAGCACCCTACGTTCCGCAGCAACCCGTCAATCCTTACGGCGGTATGGGTACAGTTGGGCTCTCCACTCCCCTGCCGAACACGCAGATGCAGCAGGCGCAACCGCAGCGTCCGCAGCCGATGAATGGGCAACAGCCTGTTCAGCAGTCGGCACAGGACGGCGGTTGTCTACTCGGCAGACCTGTTTCCAGCAGAGAGGAGTTCCTGGCGATTCCATCTGATCTGTACGGAAGATGGACGTATTGCCCGGATTTGCGCAGTGGCGTGATCTACTGCAAACGTCTGAATCCGAACACTTGCGAATCTGACGTGTTAGAGTTTTACAGCCCGGAAGCGTGGCAGCAGATACAGGCGCAACAGGCACAACAGACTGCTGCACCGACACAGCAGTATGTGCCTATTGAGCAGTACAACACCCTCGTCCACCGTCTGGATGAACTAGAAAAGTGGCAGAAGAGCTTTTCTAAGCCCGCTGCCACCGCGAAGAAAGGAGAATAAGCAATGTCCTCTCCGTTTGATATGATTACTCACAGCCCTATCATGCAGCTGGCAAATCTGGCTCGTGCCGGACAAAACCCGATGGGACTTATCCAGCAGCTGGGTGGGCAGAGCGCACCCATCATGCAGGGGCTGAACCTGATTCAGGGCAAAAACGAAGCACAGCTCCGAACGATGGCGCAGAACTTAGCCAAAGAGCGTGGCATCGACCTGAACCAGTTGGCAAGCGTCCTGAATTTGACGCTTCCGAAGTGAGGAGGCTTTACAATGGATGATTTTGAAAACAGCCATTCCGAAAAAGATTTTGACATCAACAATCTGTGTGGCGATGACAAAATATGGGTTCCTTTAATGCTCGGATTGATTTTCGGCGCTGTCAGCAAAACGTGGGACGACCCGAAAGATAAAAAAGACAATCTTCCAAGCTGACTTAACAATCCTAAAATAAGCATTCCTCTAAGCGAAACGCTTCTCAGTTTTTGCGGACTTGATAAAAACCGCTTTTGTTTGGCTTCGCCCATCGCATACGGCGGTGGGATAGCATAACGCAAAACTGAAAGGAGTTTTGTTATGGACGATTTTGCAACTGGCTATCTGGCTGGGCAGGACGGCGGCAATAACAACGGCGGATTCTTCGGCAACGAGGGTCTGTGGGCTGTTATTATCCTCGCTATCATCTTCGGCTGGGGCAACTACGGCAACGGGCGCAACGGCAGCGACAACGGTATGGCAAGCTACATTCCCTATCTGGTCGGCACCGGCGCAACCGGTCAGGGCGGCGCAGACACTCGTGCGGCTCTGTCTGAGGGCTTCTCCCAGCAGGATACCTCCCGTTCTCTGGCTGGCATCCAGAGCGGTATCTGCTCTCTGGGCTATGACCAGCTGGCACAGATGAACGGCGTCAACACCAACATCTCGAACGGCTTTGCAGGCGTGAACAGCGCCATCTGTCAGCTTGGCTACCAGAACGCACAGCTCGTGAACGGTCTGGAACGCAGCGTGTCCAACGGCGACAACGCCATCAGCCTTGCCATCATGCAGGAGGGCAACGCTCGGCAGGCAGGTCAGACCGCTCTTGCCACGCAGCTTGCATCTTGCTGCTGCGAGAACAAGCAGCTGATCGGCGACCTGAAGTACACCATCGCAACGGAGGACTGCGCTACCCGTCAGGCTATCGCAGACAACGCCCGCGCCATCGTGGACAACTGCAACGCCAACTTCCGCAGCATGATGGACTACTTCACGCAGGACAAGATTGCCACTCTGACCGCTGAGAACCAGAACCTGAAGTTTGCGGCTTCTCAGGATCGCCAGAATGCGCTTCTGACCACCGTGATGTCCCAGCAGACTGATACCATCCTGAACCGGGTCAATCCTCGTCCGATTCCCGCTTATCAGGTGGCAAACCCCAACGTGGGCGTGAACTGCTGCGGCTGCTGCTAACCAACACACTCCCCGATAACACCGGGTGAACCATCGGGGCAGGGGTAAGACACCTCTGCCCCTGATTTTTTAGGAGGAAAACATTATGGCTTGCAAAACAAGCTGCAAACTCTGCCCGCATCTGGTATTGAGCCAGTCGGTGACGTTCGCCAATGACACGCTGACCATCAACATCCCTGCTGGCGCATACCAGAACGGAGAGAAGTATTGCATCGTGGTTGCCCAGAGCATCCCGGACACAACCACCATCAACGCCCCTGTGGCCATTACCATCGGCGCAGGTACGACCGAATACCCTCTGACCGACTGCAACTGCGCTCAGGCAACCGCCGAGAGCATCCACACACGCACCCGCTACGCCACCCGCGTTGCAACGTCTGCGACCGGCACCGGCACGTTCAAATATCTTGGCTGCTTCTGCCGTTCCCACGCCGGTGCGCCTGCATCTATTTCTTGAGGAGGTATAGATTATGGGCAAGAACAATTTTCGCCGCATGATGATGCTCCGTGACCACGACAAAGACCGTGAGCCGGAACGTGACCGCCTTGAGGAAGAGCGTGACCGCAGGGAGCGTGAGATGGAACGCCGTCTGCGTAAGCTGGAAGATGGCAACGACCGCTATCCCTACTATCCGCAGGAAGAGAACCGATACATCGACCCCTACCCTATCCCCCGCTACCCTGATGTAGAGTATGGGCGCAAGATGCCGCAAATCGGCTTCTCACAGAACGGCGACTGGGATAAACGGTCTGGACAGTACGAACGTGGCGGTGCAGACAGCCGCTCCATCAAGATGCCGCGCCAGCACCTCACCCACGATGAAGCAGAGGAATGGTGCGACAGCATGGTGAACGCTGACGGTACGAAGGGCTGTCACTGGACGTTGGAACAAACACAGGACGTTGCGAAACAGCGCAACATCAACTGTGACCCGAACGATTTCTGGGCTGTCATGAACATGATGTACTCGGATTATTGTCAGGTCGCAAAGCGCCAGTCCGTTGACACTCCGGGCTTCTACGCTGACATGGCAAAGGCGTTCCTTGAGGACGCGGATGCCGCAGATGGCAAGGCGTATCTCTACTGGGATTGCATTGCTGATAAGTAAAACAAACCCCTGTGCGGTCGTTGTAGCCACACAGGGGTTTATTGTTATTCCCAAAGCAAACATTTTGATTTTAGATTAAATAAGTCGTGCGGATGGAATACAAGACTCTTGTCAAGTTCCACAATACTAACAACGAAAAACTTGCCGGGAACTTCTCGTTCGATTTTCGCTTTCGCTTCTTCCTTGCTGTTTGCAAACAAGACGAACGGAGTTTGGAAATGTCTGCATTTTTCGTCATCATCGTACTGGATTTCAACCCAATAGAAATTTTCCATATATCGCTCCTTTACCATCTTAATATTTTACAGGCGGTTCAGGTAACGGCATCCAATATGTAATATTGTGCGGTTTTCCGTTTTTATCCCGCCACTCACCAAAATCCTGTTCATATCCGACAATCTCAACGTCAAACTCGTCTTGGCTAAATCCGATAACATACGGGTTATGTTCATCCGGCATCTCGTTTTTTACGTTTATCCATTGTCCAATTTTAGGGGCGTTTGAAATGTCATACGAACAATATCCAATACATTGAACCGCTCCTAACTCATCCACGAGATTTCTGTTTCCAAGCTTTGTGATGCAAACATCGTGAACCCTCTGCCACCCACTCTTGTAATCGGAATATTCGTCTTGTGAAATTACGATATTATCTGGATTCAATTCTTTTCTTCCACAGGTTAGGTTCCATTCATTTGCGATTCTCTGCTTCATTTGATATTCGTTGCGAAACACTCTTGTTTCTTTTAGAGCGTTTTTCAACGAACCACGACAAGGTCTATAAGCAATCATAGGTCAGCCCTCCATACAACTTGACGTTTATCTTTTAATCAATTCCTTGATATACAGCGTTTCAAATTCTGTTAAATGAGGATACTCGTTTCGAGCCATCCTTTCTGCCTGTTCTTCAACACTCAAAATACTTTCAAAGTCATCATTTACATCAACAACATAGCACATACACTCATGGTCGTGCTTATCATTCCAACCTTCAAAAAGAGCAACGAACTTTTTCATTTCGTCAATCCTCCAAGAAATCTTCCAACTCAATCTTCCCGTCTGCCGCTGCAACGGCTAGGGCGTAAACAAACTGTCCAATCGTCATTCCGTGCCGCCTTGCTTCACGGTTGATGTACTTGCGCTCTTCCTCGCTCATAAGGATGGTAATGCGCTTTGAACGCTTACCATCGCCGCTTGCAACGCCCTGATGCGATTCCGGCATCGGGATTTTTTTCTTTGTCAAGCCAGCTTCGGCTAGTGCACCGGGAACATCGTTTTGTTCGATAAGACGTTGAACTTCTTTCACCTGTTTCAGCTTCTTTGGCTTACTTTCGCTTACTACGGCATTGTTCGGCCGTGTTTCGCTGTCTTTGGCTTGCTTCGGCTTAATACTTCTTAACTGTGCTTCATTAGGCTGTGCATGGCTGTCTGTTGCTTCATTGGGCTTAATTGGTACTTGTTCGGCTTCGTTCGGCTTTGCTTGGCTTACTTCTTCTTCCTTTGGCTCACTTCGGCTTAATGTCTGTTCCGAAAAAATAGGTTGAAAATCAAAGCCGCCAAGCAAGCCTGTTGATTTTTTGCTGGTTGATTTCACTTTTCTTCCTCCGTTTGGACGTGTAAGCCTAAGTTTTTTTCATTCCTAAGCTCTTTATGTCGGTATGTTTCAAATTCTTCGATGTCTGTTCTTCTCATATAATCTTTCCAACGTCTCAAAGCGCTTACAAAAGCGTCATAGCTTTCCATTTTTATCCTCCTCTACAATTTTCTGCGCCAACGCCTTGAAATCCTCTGCGCTGGTACTCTTTGCCGTGTCACCGCTAAACAGGCTATGACGCTCTGCTTGCGCCTTACGAACGCCCATAGACGGTCTAATCTTCACGTCCAGCAGGGTTGTACCCATGCTCTGTGCAATCACAGGAAGCTGCTCCACGACCTCTTTGGACAGGTTCTCACGGCTCTTGTACTGGTTCAGAAGCAAACCTTCAATCTTCAAAGTCGGATTGAAGTATCTGCGAACATCGCTGATTGTCTGCGAAAGCTGGCTCAAACCAGCCAGTGCGTAACGGTCTGCTGTGATGGGCACGATGATGCTGTTGGCGGCGATCAGCGCGTTCACAAGCGCAAGACCAAGCTGCGGAGGAGTGTCCAGCACAATGTAATCATACTGCTCAGACACGCTTTCAAGGGCTTCTCGCAGCCGGAAGTTCTTGCCCATATCCCGGACGAGCTGCTCGTCAATGTCCTTCAATGCACTGTCGGACGGCAGAATGTCACCAGCTTCACAGTGCTGGATTCCTTCTTCGACCGTGCCTTGCCGTGTCATCACATCAAACAGGGTGCATACGTCATCTGTCTGTGCGCCGTAGGTGTCCGTTGCGTTGCACTGGGCATCGCAATCCACCAGCAGGACTTTTTTGCCGAGCAACTGCAATGCACTAGCCAGACAGGTGCTTGTGGTGGTCTTTCCTGTGCCGCCCTTCTGGTTGGCGACAGCTATAATTTTTGCCATTTTATCACTCTTTCTTTATTCTTTCACTGGTTCGGGCATAGGCATCCAATGGGTGAATTTCTGATATTTTGTCCTCCACCAACATTTCCCGTTCCATTGAGCCGTAATCGTATGCGTCCCACAGAAATAAGGCCCATTAGAAACGCAAGACACAAGATATGTTCCCGGTTCTTCTGGTAGCCTGTCTTTCACACTAACCCATTCCATTCTTTCTCCTTTCTGCATCATCTGCTCAATGCGCTGTATCTGACTGCTTTTGCAATGCGTCAATCTCATAGAAAGCCGGAAGATACTCTTCAATCGCACCGTCCTTCTTCAAACTGCCAATCAGATACCGCTTCGGGTGGTCAGGCCAAGGGTCACGGTTGATTGAAAGAATATCCGCACACGCAGCCTTTACGATGTCGTAAACCGCATCTCTCCGCTTCGGAAGCTTGATAGATGGGTGTTCTTCCATCATCTTTACCTCGACAACCTTTGCAACCTCGATGCATTCTTGGGCAGATAGAGCATCACACACAGACCAGTCGTACCCTTCGTATCCGCTTGTGCGGGGCTTTCTGACGGTTTTTTTGCTGTTCGCCTTAGAATTATCCTCTTCGCAATCAACTTCGCTAGAATCGGCATCTATGACGAGCTGCTTGGATTTGTACCCGAATCGAAACTCAACTGCTACTACCTTTCGCCCTGTGCAAATCTTTTCAAAGTCAACGACAATGTCTGAAACATTGCTGATCTCTTCCACTGCTGGTTCAAGAACTCTGCGGCGTAAAGCCCGGAAATCGTCATAACTTGCATCGTTTGCCCCCAAGTGGTCACGCAGCTGCTTTAAACCAATCTTGTTCGATGTTAGAGAGCGATTCATCCAATCTCGAATCATACTGTACATCAGAATAGATGCTTGCTGCTTCATCCCAATCGTATAGCGCAGACGGTATTTGACGTAGCCGCTTCTTGCAATGTCGAAAAACACAGGCCGCAAGTCAGGATTACAGTTGATTGAAACGTCATAGGACAAGGATTCTCGATTGAACTTGACCTCTGCCTTTGTGAACAGCGGATACATCACATATTCTGTTCCATCTGCATTCAACGGCACTGAAACCACGTTACCTAAGAAATGCTTGACCTGCGACTTCAAGTTCTTTGAATTGAGCTTCAAATCCAGCAGTTTGCAATATTCAGCCAGCGTAAACGACACGTTAGAGCTTTCGGGGTCTCTCGGATTGATACGGCTCAGATAGACCTCAAGCAGCCGAAGCTCGCCTGCTGTGTAGTCCGTAAACTTCGCCCAAACCAATGCCTTGCTCTTTTCGACAAGGTTGTTTCCTGTCAATTCTGGCATTGCATCACCTCATTTCTTCTACCCTATTATACCACTGTATCGTGTACACGTCAATGATTCTGTACACAATTATTTTTTCAACAATTGACCTCCACATTCTGTACACGATACTCCATTTTTTGTACACGATACTCTCCACTTCTTGTACACGTTCCTCCACTTTATGTACACAATGCTCCACTTTTTGTACACGTTCTTACTATATATATAAACAAGAGATAAACAAGAGATAAATAATCATCATCAAATAGTGACGACGATACATTTTCAACAATTTCTTCTCTTCAACGGGCAAATTGTGGAAAACGACAACTCTTTTTGCTGAATAAGAAACGTCCATCAAGCCCTATAACCTACCTGACGGTTTTATCGTGTACAGAAAATGGAGTGCAATCACACCAATAGGGGACGAATTGACAAGTCACGCTTTGATGAACGAAAATTTCACGCAAGTTCGTTAATTACATTTTCAAAAATCCACCATTTACGATTCTATGGGGGACAAAATGACAACCCAAAACCATATTTATAACAGGCCTATTGTGTACAAAAAGTGGAGCACATCCCCCTGTATACCGTAAAAACTTCGATAATTCGACAATCAGCCAGTTATATTATTGGGATTCACGGTATAAGAATCGTTGGACTTCATGGCTGCTTCCGTTCCAGCGTCCTGTGCCTGATAAAGAATCTCCATCTTTGGGGCGGTTCCGTTCGGGTCTGGGTCTGTTCCGGTAGCCTGCGCCATCTCATAGCTGCCAGACACCATCCGGCAGACAGCAACCCTGTCCTTCAACGGCGTGTGGAGGTTTGCCAGAATCTCCGTTAGCACACCGATGTGGTCTGAACCGTGATCTCCGTACCGGATGTACAGCAAGGCATCTATCTCATAGGAGGAACACTCCATCATAGCATCTATGAGAATCTGCCGTTTCTCTATGTCGGAAATGTCATCTTCCAGATGCTCCAGCAACCCCGGATGAATGCAAGCGTCCATGTATCGAGCCACTGATACGCCGCAGCAGGTGAACCAGCGCATAGCCATCGGAAGGGAGATGGCTGCCAGACCTTGCTCCCAGTTGGCGACCGTGCCACGATTCACGTCCATTCTTGCCGCCAATTTCTGCTGGCTCAAGCCGGAACGCATTCGAGCTATTTCTAATGCTTTGGCTGTTCTTACTAAATATTCATCCATAAATTCTCACCCTTTCAACAAAATCCGGCAAAACTGCTGGATTCGACAAGCCAAAAAATGGAAAAAGCTGCTATGGAGAACCAACAGCAGCCTGTGTTATAACTGTACCATCGAAAAAACAATCAAAACAGGAGGTAACAACATGATTATCATTGACGGAATGCCCGCATCTGAACCGAACGAAAACAAAACGCCAAAACCGTGGGAGGGTTAGTGTATGAACCAGATTGACACCATGCTCATTCCCTATGCCCGCCAGACCGCTTTAAAACTGGTCTACAACCTCGCAAACAACGATGCTGATAAGTCTGCTTATGAAGAAGCAAAAAACGTTCTTGAACGCGCCATAGCCGCCTTAGACGATGGACGCGACCCGGCAGATAACATCGAACGCATTGACGGGCAGCTTGTGGAACTGTGAAAGGAGAAGAAGATGGACTTTACGAATGGATTCTATAAAGCCGAGAACCCTGTCGTTCTTGAAGAAGTGAAAACTTTCCTCCAGTCAATGGAACGGCGTGGAGCAACCGTGAAAGACTTGGACGATGCCATTGTGCAGTTAAACAATGTTTCACACAGCATCAGCACAAACGCTCTCGTCAAAGCAGATGTGCTGGACGATTTACCGGATAATCCTTTTCGTTCCATGCTCAACGGAATGCTACAAAGCAAAGGGTAACTTAAACTTAATATGGCTCTTAATCATTGTCATTGCAATTTTTGGTTTCCCTGATGTGAAGTAATGGATGTGTAGAAAACGTTCGATTTTTATGAAGTTGTTAAAAATGCATTGACTTGACAACTAAAAGGCGTATAATCATATCAAATGAACGTCCGTACTTACCGATCGGGAGGATATGCCACAATGAGTGAACAGGAAAGAGCCAAGATTGACCGATTTATTGCATGGCTGCTGGAACATCCTGAGAAGATTCCGGCAGCGGAGCAAGCCCTAGACCTAGAATAACAGAAAACCCCTTGCGCAGAGCTATAACAGCCCGGCACAAGGGGTTTTTATTTTACCGGGCATGAACGTCACATCTTCTCGATCAGGTTCATCAGAGCTTCACGCTGTTCCTTCGGTATAGATTCAAGTTTTTTTCTAATCCGTTCCAATGCTGCATCGACTTCACTTTGCGGCTGCTGGGGCGGGTTTTCTTTTTGGTTGCCAGAAACCAAAGCATCTACGCTTGTTCCAAAATAAGAAGCTATCTTATCGAGAGTTTCGTATTTTAAGCTTTGCTTTCTACCGTTTTTCAAATCGGTCAAAGACCCACGGCTTGCACCCGATTCCTTGCACATTGTGGTCACATTTACTCCGCGCTGCTTGCAGAGTTTTTCAATATTTTCGTACAAGTTTGCCATAATTCCAGTCCTCGCATTGTAAGGTTTGCTGAAATTACGCGAACGCTTAAAAAAAGCCTTGCATTTTACACGAAAGCGTATTATACTAAGACCGTACCGCGAAGGCGTAATGAATGATTTCTAGCAACTTCATTATATTACACTTATGCGTAAAAATCAATAGCCGGAGGTGAAATAATGGCTGAAAAAAAGCCTCTGTGTGACTTTGGCAAACAAATCGAGATTGCTCTTATCCAGAAGGATAAGACTAACGACTGGTTGATTGAAAAAGTCAAGGAGGATACTGGACGATATTTTGACCGCTCTTACCTCTTCAAGGTTAAGACCGGAAAGCTGGAAACGCCCGGAATCAAGAAAAGCATCTGCCGGATTTTGAACATTCAGGATTCGGGGATGTAAGGAAGGAAGGCAAAAAAATGAAAAAGAAAGTCACAAAGAAAATTGCGAACGCGTACCTTCGTGGTGACTGGTGGAGTGGCTGGCACGAAGAGCTGCTCAATGGCGAGTGGTGGCGCGTTGCAAATCTGCCAATTACCGTGCGTGAGTATTTTCGCCGCAAAACCGTTAAGGCGGGTCGTTGCTGGCGTGATAATCCAGCACTGATCGAGTGCTTGGAAGGAAGCATCGGAGGGTGAGTGCTGGTGACGTACTTTTACAAAGCACCGAGCCGGAAGCGCAGGTTGAAGCTTGCGATGGCAGCGGGCGTGTCCCGGAACGAAGCAAACAACGTGCTGTGGATGGAGAAAATGCTGAACCAGTGCTTTGAATGGCACAATCGAGAAGCCAAAAAAAGCGGGTGAACCGAATGAAGATGGAAATTAAATATTGTGAGCGATGTGGAGTTTTTCTAGGTATGGTAAACCCGCGCAAAAAATATTGCACACAATGTAAAAGAGACGTCTCGTGCGAGCAAAAGCGCGCGAGACGTAAAGCATTGAGTTCGGGACGTGGATTTATCCCAGTGAAAACCGCTTGTCAATGGTGTGGAGAACCAATGGTTAAAACATCTGCGGCTCAAAAGTATCATAAAGAATGTGCAAGAGACGCCGCTTTTGCAAGCATTGCAGAAAATCAAAAAATTAGAAGAGAACGAAATCTGAATAAGAAAGCATTGGAAGAAAAAAAGATTCCATCCGTAGGGCAAGTTCAAGCACTCGCTGATAAAATGGGAAAACATTACGGAGAAGTGTCGAGGATGCTTGCAACAGGTGAACTGACTTATGAATGGTAAATACTACGGCCAGCGGGAAATCCGCTGGCACAGCCGTGAAAAGGAACGGCTGAAAAACATTCAAAAACGAAAGGAGAAAAATGAAAGTATTTGTAGAAATCGCCCTGATATGGGGCATTGTCTTAGCGTTTATTCTCGCAGTGTTTCTGCTGAACTTTTGGCTGGTGCATCACATCGAGCTTTTGGTCGGAGCTAAGGTGACATGGTACATCATAGGCGTTGGCGCTTTGATGACAACCGGTTGGATTTTTAGACGTAGAGAACCAAAGGACACAGAGGAAAAGGCATGACACTGGAAGCCGCTCTTGAAGAACGCGATATGAAGGCATCAGAGCTTATCCGAAGAAGTGGCGTGTCGGCTCCAACTATCTACAACATCACAAGCCCAAATAAAGCACCGTACAAGACGGGAGTTAAGGCTGATACGCTTGCAAAAATAGCCAAAGTGCTAAATGCAGTAGTCGTGATCGATGCAAGCAAACCATTTTTATTCGATATCATTCTGAAAGAAGGGACAAAATGAAAACCGTAAAAGGAAACGTGCTTACCATACTTGGTATCGTCGCCGCAATCATAGCCGTTAGCTGTGGCGATACAATAAATAGCTGTGAGAGTACAGTACAGATGCTTGGATGGGCATTTGTTTCGCTGATGTTACTAGCTACCGCTTTGGTTTTGTGCGCGCTTGGAGTGAGCGCGGAAAAAGAGCATGAAGATACCGAACGGATGAGGAAGTTGAACCGCATTCCCGCTCACACCAACGAGTTGAGGGATGCACGATGAAATGCCCGATGTGCGGCAGTGACAACATTACAACGGTTGACAGCCGCTCTGACCACGACAGCATCGTTCGCAGAAAAAAGTGCCTTGCCTGTAACCATCGGTGGTCTACCATCGAAATTGACAAAGACCAGTGGTATAGTGCGTTGCAAATCAAAGAGGAACGTAAGAGAGGGAGACCAAAAGATGATTAACCTTGACAGATTCGGTGGCGTGACAGAGCCGGATGACGGCGTATATTTCCTAACCCGTGAGCAGGAAGCAGAAGCCAAAGAAGCTGACCGGCTGGCTGAGATTGAAGACTTGCAGTCTGAAATCGAGGACAGAGAAGCGGAGCTGAAAGACCTCCGTGCACAGTTGGCAGAACTGATGGCTGGCTGATTTTGTACAGCCAAGTTAAGCCAAAGTAAGAACAATGAAGCCTAATGAAGCCGAAGAAAGGAAAGAAAAATGGGCAAATACAAGAAAGAAATTAAGCACTGCGAAAAATGCAATAAGCCTTTTTCAGTGTTCCCGAACAGCACCGAAACGCTCTGCGCGAAATGCAAGGAAGCAGTGATTGAAGATACGTTGCGAAAGAACGGTTATGCGCCGAAGCATAGATTTGTGAGAAGCAACATGGATTCTGTTTCAGAGCGGCATGCTATCGTAGAAGCAGAATTTAAGGCATCGTGCGATTCCAACACGAGCGTTCAGAAAATTTGCCGTGATTGCGGAAAGCCTTTTGAAATCACCCGCGCAGAGCGCATTTTCTTCGAATCGCATAACATGGCACTGCCCAAGCGTTGCCCGGCTTGCCGTAAAGCAAGAAAAGAAGCGAGGAAGGAGAACAACTGATGGCAGTATTAGTAATGGTCTACGGTCACTCCGGCAGCGGTAAATCCGCTTCACTTCGGAACTTTGACCCGGAACAGGTTGCGGTTATCAACGTGCTTGGCAAGCCGCTGCCGTTCCGCAGCAACATGAAGACCTATATCACCAACGACTACGGCAAGATTGATGCTGCAATCCACAGCACCAAACGTAAGTCTATCGTCATTGACGATGCCACCTACCTTATGACTGGCGAGTTCATGCGGAACGCAAAGGTCGCTGGATACCAGAAGTTTACCGACATGGCAGCTAACTTCAACGCTCTGCTGATGCGGGCAAAGGAACTGCCGGACGATGTGGTGGTCTACTTTTTCGGGCACAGCGAGCGTGACGAAGACGGTGGCGAGAAGTTTAAGACCATCGGCAAGCTGCTGGACGAGAAGGTCTGCGTGGAAGGGTATTTCACCATCGTTCTGAAAACAGTTGTGCAGGATGGGCGATACCTGTTCAGCACTCGCAATGATGGGATGGACACTGTGAAAACCCCTCTTGGGATGTTCAACGATGCGCTGATCGAGAACGACCTCGCCGCCGTAGACAAAACTATCCGTGAGTATTACAACATCCCGGTTCAGCCGGAAAACAAAGGAGAGTAACAGATGAAGAACATCAACTGGAATGACGTGCAGGAAGCCACCGAACGCCGTGACCTGCCTGTTGGCGGCTATGTTGCCGGTATCTGCAAGGCAACGGACGAACCTGCAAAAGAGCGTCTGAACATCGAGTGGGAAGTCGCAGAGGGCGAATTCAAGGGTTACTGGCGTGAGCAGACCGCTTCCCTTATCAAACGTGGCAAGCTGAATCCGGGCGAATGGGCATGGGGGGGCAAGACCATCAAGAGTTACAAAGAGAAGGCGCTGCCGTTCTTCAAGGGCTTTATCACCGCTGTGGAGCAGTCTAATCCCGGCTACAAGTTCAACAACGATGAAAAGACCCTGCGTGGCAAGCTGGTCGGCGTGGTTCTCCGTGAGGAAGAGTACATGGGAAACGATGGCAACATCAAGACGAAACTTGTTGTTGACCGCTTTACCAGCGTGGATAAGATTCGTTCCGGCGATTATGAAATCAGACAGAAGAAAACACTGTCTGGCGGGTCTGGCTCCGGCTACGCGCAGGGCGGGAACGATGACTTCTCTGTGATTGACGATGATGGTTCGCTCCCTTTTGATTAACGGTTACGCTACCGGGACAAAAGGCGAGAAAGGAACGCTATGTTTTACCGTCCGAAAGTAGTTCGATGCCGCCTGAAAACTGGCGGGAAAAGCATCGAACAAATCAAAGAATCCCACAAAGGGCAAAGGCTGGTTTATCGGGATTTTGAAAGTCTCCAACAGATGTACGATGCTTTTTCTGGATTGATTGTTGAACTGTCTCTTTGGGAGTACGACAACCACGAAAGCTATCATCTCGAAAGCTGGAAGCCAGAAGATGATAAAAAAGTTATGATGGGCGTTTATTACGCAGAGCAAACACATCCGTTCCCTCGATACAAGAACGATTTTGAAAAATTCAAAGCGGACTGGGAAGCAAAGGAATATGAATGCGAAGGCGCATCTCTTGTTTTTGAGCCAGCAGATGTTGAAGAACTCGAAATCATCTGCGAAGAAGTTCCTTCGTCCTGACCGCCTACCTTATATAAGAGCTGCGCTATCTGGCTGGACGGGCGTTTGGAAAGATGAAACACTTGGGCGATATCACAAAGATTCACGGCGACAAGATAGAGCCTGTGGATTGTATCACGTTCGGAAGCCCGTGCCAGGACTTGTCCATTGCAGGACGCAGGGCGGGACTTGCCGGAGGGCGGTCTGGTCTTTTTGTTGAGGCCGTGCGAATCATCAAGGAAATGAGGAAAGCGACAAATGGAATGTACCCAACTTTCGCTATTTGGGAAAATGTACCAGGAGCGTTCAGTTCCAACGGCGGAGAGGACTTCCGCGTCGTTCTGGAAGAACTTGCCCGCGTGGAACAGCCAGACGCTATTGTTCCTAGACCTCCGAGGGGGGGCAGATGGAGCAAAGCCGGAGCAATTGCCGGAAACGGATGGAGCTTGGCTTGGCGACAGCTTGACGCTCAATATTGGGGAGTTCCCCAACGCCGAAAGAGAATCGCTCTTGTCGTGGATTTTGGAGGACAACGTGCCGCAAAAATATTATTTGAGCGCACGAGCCTGTCTGGGAATCCTGACGAGAGCATCAAGGCGTGGGAAGCCGCTCCCGGACATTCTCAGGCAAGCCCTTATGGATGTGATAGGGAAAGCAAATCTTACACCCTGAAAATCCGCAGCGGTTGTGAAGGTGGCGGTAAAGGCGCATTGGTGCAGACCGAAAAGAGCGCAACGCTTTCTACACTGCAAGACCAGACGTTGTTTCAATCCGTTGTCTATTTCGTTGCTTACAAATTTTGGAATTGGGGTGGTTGCGTTTCAACAAGAGAGTTTAAGAACGGCAAGTGGGATGAAGAGGACAAACGTGGTGTAGTGAAGTATTGGATGCCGATTCCTGTATTGCCGGAGGATGATGGATGAACACCGGCAAGCAGTTTGAAGCAGACTTCAAAGCATCCGTCCCATCCGATGCGTGGTGCTACCGCCTGAAAGACAGTGCTGCCACTTACTACGGCGGCAACGAGAGCCTGTCGTTTTCCATCGACAACATCTGCGATTTCCTTGTGTACCGATACCCGATGAACCACCTGTTTGAACTGAAAACCATCGAAACGCCCTCTATCCCTTTGGAAAAGGTGTTCGGTAAGTACGACAAGGCAAAGTGCAAATACCGCAAGGAAAAGCACATCACTGACATGGCGGAAGCAATGGGGTACAGTGGTCAGACCGCCCATGTGATAGTGAATTACAGGGCAGTCAACCGCACCTTTGCAATCCCTGCCAGCAAGGTTCTGGCGTTCCGTTACAACGAGAACCGGAAGAGCATCCCTTGGCAGTGGGCAGAGCAAGAGGGGATAGAGGTCAAAGCAAAAAGGCTGCGTGTCCATTGGCGGTATGACGTGGATGGGCTACTAAAGAGATTGGAGGAAAGCCAAGCATGACAATGAAATGCGATAGATGTGGCAATACGTTTGTATGGTACGACAATACCATGGATGATTTGATGGAGGATAACAATGTTTGAATTTGCAACTCGCTGGCTGGTCTGCCTAGTCCTGCTGGCGGTGGTAGTTCAGTCCGAACGGACAATCAAAGGCATGGTAGACAACCTGTTTGAAGAACGCCAAGCAATGCTCGTCTGGCTGTTCGTCAACGTGTGTCTGGTCGTTTGCACGGCTGTTGTGATGGGATGGAGGTAAAAACATGAACAGATATGACATTGAAAAGAGTATGGAAAGAAGCCGTAGAAAGTTTGCGATTCTTCAAGGCGTTGTGATCGCTTTTATTGCAGTCGTGGCGGTTTCGTCTATCGTATTTTCCATCTTTATGTATAAGGGCTTGTTTTCCGCAGACATCCCCGAATGGATGAAGTGGGCATTTGTGTTCCTTGGGAGGTAAAACGTTATGAAAATTGGATATATTCAGGAGTACGATTTGAAACTCAATCCGCACTTGACGGAGAAGTTTAGATTCCGTGAGGAATCGTTCACTCGTCATATCTCAAGTAGAGGCGACAAGGTTCGTAGTAAGATGTTTCATGGCTCGATTGATTATGACGAAATCAAAACCAATGCAGACATTATGAAGAAGAATCCAAAGATTATCCTGATTCGTGAACCATTTCTACTTGATGACGAACTGCGAAAGAAAGTTGTTAAGTGGGTTGAATGGGCGAACAAGGCAGACCCTAGTGAGTATAATCCTTTCGCGAAGAAGGCGAATGACTGATGGACAACGAACTTTACTGCCCGATGAAGATGACCAGCAATCCTCTTGGTCGGTGCGTCTGCGAGAAAGAAAAGTGCGCATGGTGGAACGAACTTGGCAGTTGCTGTTCCGTTTGGTGGATTGCACGGGCGCTGGACAACATCGAAACGAAGATGAAGAGGTGATAACTCTTGGCAACACCCCCTAAGCGTGGTCGTGGCAGACCGCCGCTGACCGAAGCGGAAAAGAAAAAGCGCGAGAAGCGGGCGCAAAAGGCGAAAGAAGAAGCCGCTGCGAAACGTGAGAAAGAGCGAGAAAAGAAGAAACAACAGATGCTTAACAAGCGGAAATCTATCCGCTCACAGGTGAGTAAAAAGGTGAAAGAACAACAGGAGTTAGCAATCACGAGATCTAAGATGCTGAATCCGGGCGATTTGCAGTCAAGAATCGGTGATGAAGAGGACAAGAAGGTCATCGGCATGATTGCAGCCAAGTATTTTGGCGACCTTCCGAGCGTGGATATGAACAACCCGATTGAAGTGCAGCAACGCCTTGACTTCTTCTTTGACGCTTGCATCGAAGCCAGAATCTCTCCTGTGGTCGAATGGATTGCGCTGGTTCTGGGCATCGAATGGGTGAGCCTGAAGCAGATTATGGCTGGAAAACGCCGTGACGACAGCTTGCAGCAGAAGTACATCCTGAAGCTAATTCTGCAAATGCAGTCCATGTGGGCGTACAACGGTATGTATGGTCAGGAGAACCCGGCAGAGTGGATTTTCCGAGCCAAAAACTACTTTGGTATGCGTGACAACGTAGAAGTCACTGTTGCACCGCCTGAACAGCCGTTGGGCGATGCACAAAGCGCAGAACAGCTCGCTCAGAAATATCAGACGGCTTTGCCGAAAGGGATTGACGTGGAGTACAGAGAGGTGGGGGAACATGAAACAACAGTTGGTTGACTTCTCCGACCCGATTCTTTCGGCGGTGCTGTTTATCTTGCTTAAAGACCGTACTACCGGCAAAAACATCATCTGGGCAACAGAGCCACCGCCTGAACTGGGCGCAGGCTTTGCGGATGAAATTACATTAGAACAAATCAAGAAGTGCCCACCAGTTCCACGAGTTCTCAAGCGTCTGGATGAGCAGAAGCAAAGAACCAAAGCAAAAGCAGAGGTTTTCACTCCTTCTTGGGTCTGCGAAAAGATGATAGACATGGGCGAAGAAAACGGTGCGATGCCCGATATGAAGAAAGAGCCTATCAAGTACATCCATTCGACAGTTCTTGAAATCACCTGCGGAGAAGCGCCATTCCTTGTGAACCGATACGACACGGTAACGGGCAAAAAGATTCCAGTACCAAGACGGAAAGGGCTATTTGACCGCAAACTGAAATGTGTAAACAACTGGTTTGATTGGAATGTCTGGACATGGCACGATGTGGCAGAGGATGCAGCGACGACTACATACGGATATGAGTGGCAGGGTGACAGCCTGTTGCTTGCAAGAGCAAATATGCTCCTGACATGGCGAGAGAACTTTAAGTGGCTGTTCGGCATAGAGCCTGACGCTGGGAAAGTTCGCAACATGGCTGCTATCATCTCATGGAACATCTGGCAGATGGATGGGCTGAAAAAGACCGTGCCCGGTACGGACATTCCGTGCAAAATCAAAGACTGGAAAGCTGACAAGGAAATCTTGTTTAAGGATGTTGGGGAGGATTGAAAGAATCAAGAAAGCATATTGCGATGGCTGCGAGAACTACAATGGAGTAAGATGCCGTGCTTGCGGTATTGGCGATGCCATTGAAGTTGTGGAAAATGCCCCGACAGCCTTAGAGCGTACCGCTGAATGGATTGCGCAAGACGAAGATAAGACGAGGTTCATGTGCAGTAATTGCCATGCGAGAAACAACCGAGACCGCTACAACTACTATCCGAACTGTGGTTCTTTGATGGAGAATAGGTCATGAGCAACACTCTTTGGCATCCAGCAAGCGAACCGCCACGAGATCGGACGCAGCCTTTGTTGCTTGCAACTAAGACAACGTGGCGTGATAAAGATGGAAAAATGTTGCAAGGATTCTCGCCGACAGCGTACTTTCTCGGCTGTTACGCAGACGGTCAGTTCTGGGATGAGATAGGTGAGAGACTGCCGAAAAATGTGACGGTGACGCATTGGATGGCGTTTCCGATGGTATGAGGTGATAGGTATGGAGAGCAAAATTGTTTGGCATTCTCTCAAAAAAGAAGGATACCCGCCACTGTTTGACAAAGGAAATGGCTACTTTTCATCCGAAAGGCTTTTACTGTTTGGGGTGTACTTCGATTTTTTCAAAGGGAAGATAGACAGGGCTGTGTCATGTGGAGGGCTCGTAAAAGACCTTCGGCATGAAATGCCGGAATTTGATTGGATGGACGATAACGGATATTGTTTACATCACTCGAAAATTGAATATTGGGCGTACATGCCAGAACCGCCTGTGGAGGAATAAATATGACAAGAAGAACATTTATTAAAAAGCTTATAGGACTTGGCTATTCTAATAAAAGAGCAAGGAGTATTTGTTATTGGCATATCAAGAATAGAAGAACCATTGAATCTAACAAAACGCAATACATGCTTAAAAAATGGAAATCTCAAGGATATGACGAACCTATTGATTTGAGATCTTATAAAGAGTTTTATGAATCGATAAAAAAGTATGGAACCGTAGTAAAATAATGTAGGCGATGAACATGAATAATTATGTATGGCACTCTACAAAAGACTGTATGCCCCCTTCATACGCTTCCAAACTAATTCTTATGGTGAGCAATATTTGCCCAAGAAAAAATGAATATGGGAGATACATGATATTTGGATATTACACTCCAGCGTATGGAATAAATACATGGGCAGATGAATGGCACGATAAATTAAACCCAAACAATTACATTGTGACACATTGGATGTTTGCACCTGATATGCCGGAGGAACAAATATGACGAACAAGAAGTTTGGCATCATCGTTATTGACTTGAGCCTTTTTGATTTCGGGCCGAAGCCGCCTTGTGGGTATATCAAGGCGAAGCATATTCGCCCAGATTACGGCAAAGGCACAAGGCCTGTCAAGGCACATAAACGAATCACGAGAACAAGAGAGGGATTTAGAAAATGACAGAACTTAAGAGATGTCCGTTCTGCGGTGCAAAGCCGCCCAAAATAGAATTGATTCGTCCGTTTGGATACGGTATGACTTATTTTGTGATGTGCAATAATTGTGGAGTTGCGACATCTGATGCGATTAGTGAAGAAAAAGCCATCGAAGCATGGAACAAACGATACAAAGAGAACTAAGTATGGAGCAGGAACACAAGCCGAGAACATCAATGATTCTTCTGTTGGAACACGTTCATGCGATGGACGAGCTGACAGACGAGGAATTTGGAGCATTCATCCGCAACTACGCACAGTATGTTGAGACTGGATTTGAGCCAGCATACGACAATGACCGTGCTATGCGGATGCTCTGGAAAGTCGTTAAGGCGTTTGATGATATGAACGTGCAGAAGATGGAAGAACGTGATAAGCGTAGACGAGAAGCAAACAAGAAAAATATAAACAAGCGTTGGAACGATAAAAAATACGAAAGCATACCAATGGTATCACAGGATACGAATGGTATAAATGGTATACCAAACATACCAACTGATACGAATGGTAGCTTATCTGTATCTGATTCTGTATCTGAATCTGATAAAAAAGAAAAATGTGAAAAGAAAAATGCCAACGAAGTCAAACGTTTCAAAGCTCCGACTATCGAGCAAGCCAAAGAATACTTTTCCGAGAAGGGCTACATGGAAGCGGAAGCAGAGCGGTTTGTTGACCACTTCACGGCAAATGGCTGGAAAGTCGGCAAATCGCCTATGAAGGACTGGAAAGCTGCTGCACGGAACTGGATGCGTAACGTAAAGGACTGGAACGGTGGCTATCAGCAGACAATGGCTGAATTGCCTGACGAGGGAGACTTTCTGCGGTGAATATTGAAAATCAGACCCAATACATCCTGCTGGGGGCAGTCCTTACGTTTTCTGAGTATGCCGATGTGCTGCAAGACCTTAAAATCGACGATTTCTGTCCTGAACTGCATGATACATTCGCCGCAATTCGTGGATATTGGGAACACAACGACAAGTGGAACCCGGTAGAAGTCATGGGACGGTACGATAACTGCAAGAAAGCAATGGGTGAATGCCTGGATGCCTTTGGTGCAGAGTTCATCCGCAACGTAACCCATGACATGATGCTTGGATGGGCGAGAATCGTTAAGGAACAGGCAGCATTGTCAAGAGCCAGAGAGCTTGCGTTCAAAATCGTTGATAGTTCGACCAGATACGCAGACCTGACAGGCATCTATGAGCAGCTAGGCGAAGCTATCAATCTGCACAACGAGAGAAGTGATTTCATCCCGATGTGCGACGGCATAGACAACTACATCCGCAAGCTAGATGATAAGCCAAAGTATATCAACACAGGGCTTAGAGTGTTGGATAACAACTTGCATCTTGTGCCGGGCAACTTCGTTGTGATCGGCGGCAGACCGTCTACTGGCAAGACTGCTCTGTCCCTGCAACTTGCCTGTGAAATAGCCAAGAACGGACGCAAGGTGGCGTATTTCAGCCTAGAGACTGACCCGGATACCCTCTATGCTCGTATCATCGCAAACCAGCTGGGTGTACCGCTGCACACGGTCAAGAACAAAACCGTCAGTATTAACGAGCTTGACCGACTGGCAGCTATCAAGAAATATCCGCTATTCGTCCGCTCTGCCGCTGGCAAGAGTGTTGGGTGGATTAGAACGCAGTCCATCAGGATGCAAGCAAAAGTAGTGTTCATCGACTATTTGCAGCTCATCCATCAAGCCGGAGCGAAAGACCGATACAGTGCCGTCACGGAGATTAGCATGGCACTACATGAGTTCGCACAGTCCACAGGAACACTTGTGGTAGCACTCGCACAGCTCAATCGAGAGACCGCAAGAGCGGGTATTCCACCGACTGCCGCAGACTTGCGAGAATCCGGGCAAATCGAGCAGGACGCAGATGCAATCATCCTGCTGGCACAGAACGTGACTACGAAAAAGCGGCCGGAGCAGCATTATCACTTTGCGCTTGAGAAGAACAAAGAGGGCAACGTAGGGTCACTGGACATTACGTTCCAGATGGAGACGCAGCAGTTCAAAGAATGCGTGTGGATGTAACGAGAGGAGAATAAACATGAAATACTACCGCAAGAAACCAGTTGTTATCGAAGCATTCAAGCTCAATGCACAAGGACTTGTTGGAGCAGATTGGTTCTGGGACGCAGTAAGTAGCAATGATATTATCACGCATGACTTCGGAAAGTTTTACGATGGCCCCAATTTTTACGATGGATCTGCGTGGTGCGAGATTAAAACGCTTAAAGGAACTATGATTGCGAGGACTGGCGATTATATCATTCGTGGCGTAAATGGCGAAATCTACCCGTGCAAACCTGACATTTTCGAGAAAGCATACGAAGCGATTGAGTGATAGTAGCCTAGCATCGCTTCTGCGCTTGTATCGTCACAGTAGAATAGGCAAGAAAAACAGATAACAGGGTCTAGTCGATAAAGTTACCGTCTGAACCCCATAAATATTTTTCACTACACAAAATACAGGAGGAAAAGACTATGGTTCCAAACATGGCTGGCGTTTATGCTAGCGTCCTTGCTAATGTACACAGACTGCATGAGAAAGAATGCAAGAAACATGAAGCGAAAGAAGTTAAATATCGCAAGGCAAAAGAGCAGGGAGAAATCTGTTACAAAACGTCTCCATGTGAGTGGTGTATGTATGAATACGATTGCTCAAAAACGAAAGTCAACCAAAAATAACGCAAAGGAGAAAACAACTATGGCACTTACCAACATCGAACGTGAAACTATCATCACCTTTAACGCAGCGGAGGATACCGCAGAAGTTTACACAGCAGACCCGGTTTACATTCGCAAGCTGGACAAGCTCTGTGAGCAGTTCCCTGATACGTACAAGTTCATGGAGGAGCTGTCTACCAAGCGGTGCAAGGAATCTAAGACCTATTCGATGCCGAAACGTCTTGTAAAGTTCCGCTCGCCCATCACCCGTAAAATCAGCGAAGAGCAGCGTTCAGAACTGGCAGAACGACTGCGCAAGGCAAGAGAGAACAAGAATATCTAATCTCAGCTCGTGCGGCTACAAAACTATTGTATCAGAAAGCATGGAATAGTATCGGGTGGTAAAACTACCCTCTGCGACTATTCCGTGCTTTTTTCGCCTGTTATTTATCGAGAGAAAACGGCAAGGTCTGATTTTGAGTAGGAACCGTCTCGATCGAGTGGCGTTTGGGCTGATATGGATACGACTATCAGCGTGATGCGTTTGAATGCAAATGGATGCACGTGATGCGTTCGCATTCAATCTTCCCCCCTTTCTTCCCCCTCTTTCCCCTACAACCCCTATTACCCCCTATAATCCCCCTAATTCCCCCCTCAAACAAATAAATTGTTTGAGGCCCCCACGCCAAAATGGTGTAACAACTGCGACAACTGGAAACAACAACCAGATGTTTCTGTAAAGGCTCTTTCCCCCTACAACCCTCTATCTCCAAAAGCTACACCGTTAGCCAACAGAGCAGACCGTAGGTAAAAACTAGCGTGAGGTTCGGACTGGTGGATGGTCTACGACTATTTCACATGGAGAATTGACTTCGTTTTGCAGTTGGTTAAATATGTAGAAATGTTGCATTTATTATTCCTAGTAGAATGCTATGGATTGATTGAGATACCATAGTATATTACTGGGAATTAAATCGAGCAGGAACAGACAGAATCGGGTGGTACGAGTTATTATACGAAATAATCTGTGATTATCGGGAGTAACTATATCTGTATACTATAATAAGTACGATTATTATACGAAATATATATAACTGGCGGAGGAATATATTATGCGAAATTGGAACGAGAGGTGATTTTGGGAATGGTCGGATGACTTAGCGACTATCGCACATCTCTTTCTCTAAAAGGTGAACGACTATTTTACACAAAAAATACACGACTATTTGACGATGATTCGCAAAAAAGCGCTACGACTATTACTCTACGACTATCAGCGGATTACCATTTGTTATACGATATATAGTACTTTCAAAAGCTAGTCATCTGACGACTTTACGACTATTTTATTGGAGAAACTACGACTATTGGCTACGACTATTCCAGCCGGAACGCTACGACTATTGCTGACCTCTATTAGCTATCGGGCGAAAGCCCGAAAAGAGATACGGCGGTAGCCGCCAATGGTTCCGCGCCGCCCACCGCGCCCCTGCCGCTGGACTGCCCCGCCGGGTGGAGGGTGCCAGACTGACCCGGTGCGCCCTGACCGCTGACCGGTGCCAGATTGCAAGCCGCCGGGCTGGCATGGTCTGTGATATGCTGCACCGTCTGGCATGGATTCATAACAGGGGCGCACCCCTGCACCCTTATATACATTATTATAATAGGGCGGCTGTGCTGACCTGTGCGGCGTCCGTCGTGGCGTTGGTATCCGGTATGTGCTGGAGGCACCACGCCGCTGTGATACGCTCCAGCGTGAGGCAGGTGGTATTATAGCCGCTTGTGTCGGTCTGTTATTTGCGGCGGTAGAATGGGGCAAATCACAGGAAAAGCGCCTCTAAAGCCCTGTACGCTGTTTTATGGCGTTAGTGGTATAACTGCATGGATGATATAAAAGACACTATAAACGCTTGTATGTGGCTGTATTGCAGTAGGGCAAAATAAAAGCCCTGCACCCTCAGCAGATGCAAGGCAAAAGAAAAACCCGGCGCGTGGCCGGGCATATATATTAGATTTCGCTGGCTTCAATCGCTGCACAGCTCCAAGCTTTTTCACCGGGGGCGGTGTAGTACAAACAGTAAACATTTGTATACGAATTATATTGCAAGGTGTATTTATAGCCTTCCTCTTCCCATTTATCAAGCTGGCTTTTAATCATCTTGCGGACGATACTTTTATAAAAATTTCTATCATGTACGGCCATTGTAAAACCTCCTTTATCTGATGTGTTTCAATCCTGTGACTCTTTTCACCCAGTCATAGCGGGGGTCTTTGTCTGGGTTGTAAATATGAGCTTTGCGCCACTCAGCGCTTTGGATGGCCTCGAAAAAATCGCTGTCGCTCATACGCTCGCATCTTACTTCAAGCTCTGAAAGTAGGGGGCAGTCTTTTTTGTGATGCTCAATGCCGCAACCGTTGGGACTCCAAATAATGCCATCGCCCGTGTCATACTCATAAATGCTTTTAATCATCATGCTT